TTTTCTAGGTCAAAATGTCCTGCATTATATGATCTACCATTTTTCATTATTTTAGCCCTCCAATAATTACCTATTTTTTCTACACCCTTGAACTGAGATATTGTATTTTTTTTGCTTTCTGCTATTGGCACTATTTTGAGATGATGTACATTGACGAAGATTGATTTTCCTATTATCTAAACCATTATGATTAATATGATCTATTTTATTATATCCCATAATTGCATTGTGCATTCCTAACATTTTTCTAATTCCATTTTCAACAATATGGGTAACAGCATAATATGTAGATGAACCCTTATGGGCACACCATTTATAATTTTCAATTAGATGAATATCCTCATCATCTACAAGGGCAAATTTATTCTGTGTCAGAGGAATGGTTTGCATTATTTCTTTTCCCGGTTTTCCAATCAAATCTATCATCCAAATCAGTGCGACCAATTTCTTGATAATGAACTATACACATAACATTGAAGATGATTGCACTAGCATGATCTTCGTCGGTACCTCCTGCTACAAATTGGAATACATGTCTCATTAAACTAGCTATACATCGAGATATGGGAATGCCTTTCGTCCAATTATGTTCATTGTATTTTTTAGCACCATTTGCATAATGAATAGCTAGTCGCTTTAATGCAGTCGGCGGAATAAGATCATATCTAGGTTTCCCCTCTTCGGTATCTCGCACTGCACCACCCTCAAAATCTTCCCTTACACCAGAATCTTTAATTTCAAACTGCTTCGACATTTCTTTCCTCCACTGAAAGCATTTTTGCTTTAGATACCTGTTGCAAAATGGGACCAATTTTTTCTGCAATATCACTACTCAACATGTCACCAACATCATTTACAGTTTCTGGAGTAACACAAAATATCCGAAAATAATGAATCAAATCTCGTTCCAATTTTACCATAGCCTTTTGACCCGCTTCGTCATTATCAAATGCACATATAATTGTTAATGCCCCAGCATTTTGAAGAAGCAATCTTTGCACTTTATTCAAATTGGTACCCAATACCGCTACGCTATTACGAATACCCGCTGCTTCTAAAGCCCACACATCTCCAGCGCCCTCAACTAATATGGCAGTTCCCGTTTTACTAATAAATGGCTTGGCGTACCAAATGTTATAAAGAACAGATTCTCCAGGAAAGTTTTCTGAATGTTTCCATTTCGTGTACATACCACGATACTTTGAATCAGGACACGAGGCTCGTTCTGGATGATGATGCATTTTGCATTTGGGACATTTATCGTAAATGCTTCGTCCACTCCATCCCACGATATATCGCCCAGTCACATCCAAGACCGGAAAGAAGGCTCGTTTATACATTGATTTGCCTTTAGTGTTACAAAACGAAATATTGTATCGAGCAATAATTTCCGGAGAAACACCACGATTTGGATAATAGACCTGGTCAAATTTTAAATATGGAATCATTGTTGCTAATGGTATCCCTCGACTTGGAATGGCCGATTGTTTTTTCCGATGATTTTTGACTATTTTTGCTATTTCTATATCTTGAGCAGAGATATCATCTACCTGACATTGTTCTAATCCGAGAATTTGCGCGACAAAATTGACCGTTTGTTGAAAGCCCCATTCCTTTTCTGTCTTGCGAGTCATCGTTGCTCTGACTAACCCATATATACTAGATGATGGGCCACTAATGGGATCAAGATGACATCCTCTAGTTTTACACTCCCAGTGCGAAGATCGAATAGCCCAAAATAAAGCTCGATCATTATCGCCATCATGCACCGGACATTTCGAATGTAAGTAATCGTGTCTTTCAACATATTCCAGACCAAGTGCGTCAAAAATTTCTACAATACGCTCGCAAGCACGATCTTGAATGAAAGAAATTTCATTAGGACTAAATCGTCTCATTATGATTTCTTCCTGCGTTGCCCGACTGGCGTTGTTAATGATGCTTCTAAAGTCCAACCATAATTATAATATCTATGATATACAACACCATAAGGCATGTTATGTTCTTCACATAATTCTACAAAAAGCCATCGTTTTTCCTTATATGTTACATAGCAATTATTCCGTTTGTTTCTTGTTTGCTCCTTCATGGTGGCCCATTTACAATTTTCTTCACAATAATTACCATTTTTATCTTTTCTCTCAATAGTAAGCCCCGGTTTCCAATTAGGCCCCATATCTCTTTCAAAATTAGAAAATATTAACCATTCATCACAAACTGTAATGCCCCTACCGCCATAATATTTATAACTTTTATGTTTCGGGTTGGTGCAGCGTTGAATCATATTAATCCATATTGTATAAAATCCAGTTTGTTTTCCATTTTTCCTATGCCCATGTTTCGTTGCCTTTTCTCTTTGTAAACAACCACAACTTTGAGTATTCCCGCTTTTAAGATGAGCACCGGAAACAATTACTTCATTTTTACAATCACATCGACACAACCATAGAGGTTTATTCTGTTTATCATTTTCGTCCCGCTCTAATACTTCAAGTCGTCCAAACTTTTGTCCAGTTAAATTAATAAATGACGGCATCAATTTTTCCCCTCCATTGCCTCGTTTTTAAATGATTGTTGTACAGCTTGTGAAAAAAGTGGCCCTTCTGTTAATTTCCCCACAGACAAATTATTTACAATATTGATATATTCACCCCTCTCCATACCAGCCCCAGATCGCGTGTCTGTTACAATTAATTTTTTGGTTCCATTATTCGGTGGATCTTCATTCAACTCAGTTTGGCTTTTCGGCTTTAGAAATGTCAAGCTACTGCAAAGCCATAAAATCCTATCTGATCCCGAAACAAATTCTGAACCCTCGCGCTCAACTCCATCTCTATTAACTTGAGAAGTGGCCAAAACCGGTAATTTAAACTTAACAGCGAAATTATGCAGGGCGGTAGTTAAAAAACCCAGTAATTGGGTTTCTTGCAATCCATGCTTAAAAGCTGAATCATCCATCAGCTTAATATAATCGTATATAATCAAACAGGGCTTGGCGGCGCCAGTACCTGTAAACCCCACCGTTTTAGACAACCATCTTCTGGCAATGGACATAATAGCGTGCGGAGGTAATCCCGCTACGGAAAAATGGTCAATGGATAGATTTTCAATATGTTCTTGACACCCCCAAATCGCTTCAGATTCGTGTGAGTTATTAACAAACTGCCCTGTTTCAACGTGATTAAGTTCTACGCCAGAGACTAAAGAACTAAGACGATATAACTGGATATCAGAAGTCATCTCTGTATCTAAATATAATACCGGGATACCATTTTCCGCCATATTTTTAGCAATATTCATACAATAAAATGATTTTCCTTGCTTACTTCTGGCCGCAACAACATTAACTGTAGCCGGTCTTAAGCCCCCTCCAATAGCCGTGTCCCACGCTGGGAAACCGGTTGGCAATCCAACTATATCTTGTGGCGATTCTGATAGAGTTTCCATTACATTCTTAAATATCTGTCCTAAAGATACCACACTGGCATTTTGGGTCATAATCTGACTGGTGAATTCAAATACAGGTTCTTCAACCTGAGCAATTATGCTATCGACATCCTCTGCCCCAGTGATCTTTTTGAGATTATCTTGAATCATAGCTGCCGCTAAATATCCGCGACGTGCCAGAGAAAGCTTATATACTGCCACAACTAATGATCGAATATTTTCTTTCGACGAACTGGCTTCATTAATGATAGCTTCAAGATACTCTGAATATTTACCACCACCTGTGAAATTAGTATATCCTAAAATTTTAGCTGCTGTTTGAATGCTGGGAATGTCGAATGTTTTAGTATCTTCTGTGTGAACTAAATGAATAAGAATCTTGAACAACTCTTGATTGTATACCCAATAGAAATCTTTAACACTGAGAATATCTTCTACTTCAAAGAAGCAGTTGGCGCCATGGGTGGTAATTCCAGCTAGAATTGCTCTCTCCATGCCTGCGTCTTGTAAAATAGCGTTTGACTTGTTACTCATTATATCACTTTTATTACCCAAAAATACTAGCAAGATTATCGTTCAATTGACGCTTCAAAAAGGTGTCTACGTCACGATGCGGAACGACTAATTTTACGATTTTGTAATATCCTAGCTGAAAATACTGTTCGCTTCCAGTTTCACTCATAAACCATGCATTGCCAGGTTGAATACCAATCCCAGCTTTCTTTGGGCCTGCTGGACATTCTATAACCATAAATTTTTTCCCCAACCAGTGTTCATCTTGCCACGTGACTTCGATTATATCCCCAGGTTTTGCGTGTTCTTTATTCATAAGAAAATCTACCTCTTCTTATCTTTGAGACACTTGGGACACTTTTGACCAAACTCTCCACTCTTACGACTTGATTGGAAAGTCTTTTCACATTCATTGCATTTTACATCAAATGTCCGAGTTGTTTGTCGCTTAAGTTTAACTTTACCGGTTTTTGATTTTAAAGATTGGACCTTATTGTATTCAATTTCATCTGGATCAGGATCATTGGTAATCAGTTGCGTTCCTCCTGTTTCTCTTTGTGTTATAGTTTTTCTATCTATGTCCAAAAGCAAAGAAGCATCTTCTTCATCATTATCGGTTTTCTTTTTACTCTTCTTTTTTGGACGACCAGCTTTCTTCTTTGTTATCCTAGAGGGGTCTATAAATATCTCACCTTGATTAATTATAGCAGCAGATACTATATCAGCTATTTGTCCCAATGCAAGTTCAGCCGTTGCAGACCCAGGAGGACAAGGTATTGCCTTCCCAGTGAGTCGTTCGTAACCCTCACAAACCGTTTCCCAATTTCCTTGGCGTATCCCTTCTTCTAGGTATTCTAGTGGATTCATTTATTGTCTCCTTTTATCTTTCATTATATCTTGCTCTAACAAGATTTCCAATGCTTTGCCCCACCAACTCAATTCTACGTGCAAGATAGGCTATGCGATCCTTCCTCAATTCTGCTTGTCTAATCAGTCCTATTAATTTTGAACGGTCATCATTTAATAAATGATTTATCGCTTGATTTGACCACCTTATAAATGCTTGACATTCATTCGCCTTTTGTTGTAAGAATAAAGCATATTGTGCCAAAATAACCGCATCTTCCGACAAATCTACCGACGATTGCTCTCGCAACACCTCTCGTGTAAATCCAAGTATTGTTTCGACTTCACTATTAGATGGTTTATATTGAGGCAAGCCGAGAGCTTGAATCCATTTGTCCAACTGATCTTTCCACTTTTGTGTTTCGTCGGCTAAATTACTCATCATAAATTTCGACTAACTTAAATCCATTTAACTCGCACCAGTCTCTTTTGTTTTGATCGACATTTTGTTGATGATGAAATTGCTGCTTCGTGTTATGAAAATGTTTCACATGTTCGGTATGTTGGCGCCCATGGCACTCCACTACTAAATTCAATGACGGGATAAAAAAGTCCAAAATAAAACCATCACCGGGAACACGAACTTCTTCAAAAATTATATCATGAGGATATTTTGCTATCAATTGTTGGCCAATTTCATATTGAAATTTTGATTTTGATTTACCTCTTGTCCGAAGTTTCTTATTATTTAAACGTAATCTCGCCGTTCCACCACTAAGAAGTCGTACCTCCATATTATACCGCGATATCCCGACCATTAAACCTGGTTGTCATACCAATTTCACCATCATACAACTCGCATCGCACTCCAGCCTCGTGCATCATATGCCAAGCTTCAATAATAGATTCAGTCCAAGCCGTATGTTCAGAAGCTAATGCCATAAGTTGAGCGTGACCCACCACCCGCTTTACACCACTCTGTATAATAGCTTTAGCACATTCTGAACATGCGTAGAATGGGCAATATAACGTACTACCATTTACTGCCCTTCCATGTCGTGCTGCGTTAAAAATAGCACCATTCTCAGCATGAACAATTAGTTGATATTTGGTCTTCTTATTTATCAAACGACCTTCTGTAATTTTTATTCTATTGGGAAATTTATTAACTCCATAGGCTAAGACATCACCCCTTATTGTTGTATGACGATCTGGTCCATTTGAAGACATTTCATGTCGGTGAATTACCTTATCGTCATTTACCAAAACAGCTCCATTTTTTGTACTAGGGTCTGGACTATTTGAATTAGCATACTCATATGCACTTCCAAGTATCCTGCGACACGTTTCATCTGTTGTTAAAACAAACGGTTGCGGAAGCCATTTTAGTTGTGAGTTAATGTCCATTACTTTTATCCTCCTACGGAAGTACAGTATCTTTTATTTCCGTTTCCAGTTGTTTCAATTTATCGGGATTTTCTTGTAAAAAGTTTGATAGTTTAGCTAAACCTTGAAATTTTGGTGGATCACCCTTGTCAGCAAACATGGGAAGAGAATACCAAGCACCCGCTTTCTCGACTAACCCCAAATTCTCGGCATTGGTTACAATATCCCTTACGTTATCTATTCCGGTACCATATCGAAGTGGTAACACACACGGCAAAAATGGTCGTCCTAAAGCAGACGATTGTACGGTAATATACAAGTCGTGACCATCAGGCGCTCCTGTCTCGGGATTTTTCTCCCACTGTTTTGTATATATAACTTTAAGCCAGACAGAACAGGCATATTGTATTGCCATCCCGCCCTTTTCGGTATATTTTGGTCCCATCTGTTGGCGATTGGTCATCATTTGTGAGATGAAAATTAGGATCACATTTTTTGAATCAACAATTTGCTGAGCACGACGGAAAAATGAGGCTAACAATTTCGCTGGACCGGCCATGTCTTTATTGGAACCAATTTGTTCTTCTTGTTCTGTCATCGTGGATAAGGCTGCGATACTGTCAATAACTACGACGGCCTTTTCTTGGGTTTTAGCTATACGCTCAACAATATTTAGGTAATCTTCCGCTGATAATGGTTTGTCGATTTGTGATGGAACAACTTTGAGTTTATTTGGGTCAAGTCCTTGAATAGTAGCTAACAAAGATGGTGTACATCTTTTTTCGATATTGATGTAAAACGTTGGGCGGTTTAATAGCTGTGCATTTTTAAGCAATTCGAGACACAGCGTGGTCTTGCCGCTCTTTGCTTTTCCAGTAATTAAACAAATACATCCGTCTGGCACACCACCGCTTAGTGCTATGTCTAAAGAAAGTGGGGTTGGAAGTACGTCTCTTGATCTAAATGGTAATGCTTCGCTTGCTGGTGCGATAATGCCCTTACCGTGCATTCTGGTGAGGAAAGCATCCAATGATTCGTCTTCTATTTTAAGTTTTCTCTTAGCCATTTTCCGCTTCTCTTATTCTCGCCAAAATATTTTTTTCGCCCGAATCTATAAAGGTGGCATTCTTTTGAGGATCAATCTCAACGGGTTGCGGTTTTTGGGCCAATGCTATTCGTTGTTGGCTCAAATACTCAGTGCGACGACGAGTAAGTCTGACAACCCGATCGACAGTTTTCTTGGCGACTAATGCCTTGATGCAATATTCTTTAATTACCTGAATCAATGCCGTTTGAGTGAGTGTGTCTGTTAAATCCAATTCCTTACCAAGATTTGCTACTCCTTTAATCTCTCTGCGGTATTTGGAACCCCAGTACTTCGTGTCAGACCAAAAGCGAGACCCCAATTTTTTATCAATATTGAGACATACCAATTCGATAATATAGTCCCGCAACGCCACATATAATCCAGGAGTAGTTGGCGACTGAAATGGGTGCTTATCACTTTTAGGCTGATGTCTTATTGCCATTATGGATTCTGAATCAAAAAGAACCCTGCGTTAGCCACGGTGCGCTCTTCACTGAACGAGTGGTCGAATAACGGCTGTCGATGCCAAACTACGTTAATGACTTGTCCATCATAATATCCTATTCCAATATAGTTTTGTTGAGGCCCTCCCCAAACAGCTTGTTGCTTTTGCCCGAAAAAATAACCCTTTTGATTTGCAGGCATCTTAATATCAACATTCTTTAGACCCTGAAGCCGCAAACCGGTAATTGAAACACCTGGATTAGCCTTGAGCCATTTTTCCAATCTAGCCCAAGCGTGTCGTTCATTAGATCGATCATCTTGAACAACAGTACGGCCATCAGATAACGATACTAAAAATTTCACTGCTGGTGTTTTATTCGTAACACCAAACGCTAGAGTTTGATCATTTACAGTTTCATTCATTTTTTATCCTTTCCGATTACTTTTTATCACTTTTCCCCGCAAATGGAGAACGATTTAATTGTTCATCTGCCCGCTGTGACTCGGAAGGAGTCATCGCATGAACACCCTTGCCCATATCTAAACCCTTACGACTATCTTTTGGCTTAATACGTACAAGACGATCATCCATCGGGTTAGTCTTTTGTGGCTGAGACGATTGTTCTGGAACAGTTCCAGAACTATCATAATCAAAACCAAATTCATTATAAAAGTCAAACCTTTTCGCCGCAGTTTCCAAAAACTGATCTCGCGTTTTTGTTTGTCTACGACCAAGATTCACTGTCGAATCTGTCAGCCAATCAATAAAATCTTTTTTAAATTCATCAAAGGTCATTTCGAAATCTCCTTTGTGCTAAGAGGTATGAAGTTCGATTTTTACTTCGTAAGAAAGCTGTATAGTCGTTATAACATTCTCGACTACATACTCTTAGTCTCCAAAACATGCCACCACGTTCTCTGTCTCGCTTATTTATATCATCATTGATGTCTAAGGGATTAAATAGGTCGCCGTCATTCGAAGCCAACACCAAATGTCTAATACCAGACCATCTAGCAAAAACATTAAAGTCTAACATTACTCCTTGCTGCATTTCGTGTGGCGTCCCATTTATGTCAACGACAATTACTTTCACTTTTCCCACGCCTTAAATAAAACATCTACTTCTGGAGCACCCATATCATCATCTGACACATCAAATGCCACTTGATCATTGGGGGCACCTGGATAAAATTGTCCATGAATTTGCTGTATATATGAACAACCTCCACACGACCCACATTGAACCGCAACCCGTGTTAAAATCTCTGGACTATTATCCCCATCGATAGTTGTTAATTGTAACACCAATAATTCTCTATTGCAATCAGCACACTTAAAATTCACGAGACCACCATTTTGTAATCCCTTAAGTGTTCTGTCGTCACCATTTATTTGACCAGTTCGAATTTCAGCTTTATCTGTCAATCTATTTCTCCCTTTTCAATATACTTCTTAGGATTTTCCAATACTTTTTTATCAACAGGACCATCTCGCCAAAATGGCTTTTCTCCTTTATTTTTTCCTTTACCTAGTTTATCACTATTTTTAGGTTTTACATTACTTCTACCACCATGACACGGTGTTTTAGTACCCTTAACAATTACTGCTGCTCCTATACCAATTAGCTTAATCAGCTTTGGTTGATGGCATCTTGGACACTCCGTCAATGGCTCAGCAGACATTGCATGAAATTCTTCGAATTCATAATCACGAGATTGGCACTCATATTCGTAAGTTGGAATTGTATGCTCCCTATTCTATATTAAAATTAACTTGAACCATTTCCATCTGAAGTGGATCACCCTTTAGGTGAAATTCCTCAAGAAAATCTATAACATCACCAAGAGTTGCACTGTTAATAGGAACCCTATACAATCTTTCTTTACGTGTTAATACACGAGTTTCTGGCTTTTCAGCATCTTTTGTTAACATATTGCGTCTCCTTTTCAGTCCATTAAACTACACAACAACAAGAGCTATAATCAAATAAGCAATAAAATCCAATCCGATTAAAAGTACCCAATTCATTTTACATTACCCCTTTTGAAACGTGCGACGATAATGTTGCTATACAATATCGATAGCGGATAAAACTTTGGGAATAACCGTAATTAAAAGGTCGTGTGAAGTCCAATCAATTCCTTTTTCCTCCGCTGCCGTCAATAACAAGTTAACACCATGATCAACAGTCTTTCTTGATTTTTCGGCAATTTGTTCACCATTTACTGTAACTTTAAAATACACATTTTTGTTTTGTCCTACCATTTTATCCACCTTTTTCAAAAAATTCTTATATTCACAATCACATCCACACACTATTATACTTTCAAAGTCTATTTTTGTTCCGCGAATGTGCCCTTTTTCTTGGCAAAATTACCAAGATTTTTCCTATCCTGTTCTGCAAATCGACCATCAGCAACTTCTCGTTTTAATTGATCCTTAACTGTCCGCACTGCTTCTGGCGAACTTTTCCCAACCTTTTGAACAGCGCATGTAAGCAATGTCAGTAAATTGCCACGACGCATAAACGCTCGAACCAACAACAAGCCTGCACCGACAAAAATTAAAGCCATAACGCCCGTGCCTATGACGACCCATCCTGCCCCACCGTAATTTATAGTGTCCGCTTCAACATTTTTGCGCCAAACAGATAATTCTTCAGCAATTTGAGTGGTTTGTTCAATACGATTATTAATTTGTTCGACTTGTTCGGCGACTACGGTATTGTCGGCTTTTTGATCGACTAGTTTTTCAAGTTATCCCATGTTATTGCGAAGGGCTTGAATGTCTGTTTTGATTGCTTCTGGTGCCATGCAACTAGGCAAGACGCAAAAGAGTAGGGCTAAGATCGCCGCTTTGACTGTTGTCTTGAACATTTCTTATTTCTCCTCTCGAATGCTTCATTCACCAAAGCATCTGCCCGTTGGTTGTTTCTTCTGGGTACCCATTTTATCGTATAATATTCAAATTGTTCTAAAAGTTCTAGTACACGGTCACGGTGCTTTTTGAGTTCTGTCTTATTTACTTTGAATGATCCTGTTACTTGCTTCACGACTAATTGGCTGTCGCCGATAACATGAATAGACTCAATCCCATATTGGAGACTTCGTTCGAGACCTGCGATGAGGGCACGATATTCGCTGATATTGGAAGTGCCGTTTTTCCCGCACAAGCGACCTCCTGAAAATATTTCATTGTCATTCATATCATATGCCACAAATCCCAAGGCCATAATTCCTTTTCTGATGCCTCCGTCAAAATATAAGATTGCTCTTAAAATGGGGTGACTCCTTCATCAATCTCTGTTTTGGCTCCCTTGCACATATCCCTGAAGAAACACCACTTGCAAGCATTTTCATTGTCCGTTTTTTCAAAGTAGTCCGGATCATCTTTGTGTTCAAATGCTGCTGTTAATAACGGATATTCATCTCTAATGATTTTTGCCTGTCTCTTCATGTGTTCCATAGTAACATCCAGATGCGGAATAGCTTGTTCACCCAATTCTGCATATGCAGCGAGATACACAGGAATGATCACGATATCTTCAGGCTTTGTTGCCCAACCCATTTTTATTCCATACATACTATAAGTGGTCAATTGTGCTATTACGTTATCATCAATTTTTCCTGTCTTCCAGTCTAAAAGGTACACCTTACCATTATACCGGAATCCACAGTCGATTTTGACACTAACCCGTTCCTTTGTATTTAACTCAAATTGAGCAAAATCCTCTATGGTTAACCATGCATTAGATGGAAGATTACGCATAATTTCAAACAGTGGTATGTCATAAAAAGCCTGTAGCGATTTTAAGACCTTCTGTTTATAGGACTGAAGTTTGTCTGGTGCAATTTTTTGATCATAATAGTGTTCACTAAGGTTGACTTTTTTAGGGCTGGTTAGCCATTCTTTTCCGACAGACTGTTTCCAGCCCTTTCTTAGTTCCTGGACGCCATCATGCTGGGCTTGTTTAAGTGTTTTCCATTCTCCTGTTTTGCGAGCAGTGGAGATGATTTCCTCTATAATATTGTGGACGATTTCGCCAGCCCACATTGGCAAATTTGTTAAATTTTTGAGTATATATGCAGAACGTTTCTCTTGAGGTGCGCTTGTTAACCATCCTTCCCATGCCAAAAAGTAGGTTAAATAATATCTCCATGGACACTCTCTGAATATCTTAATTCGAGAGTTGCTCCAGGCATAGGTCTGTTCAATCTTATTCATTAGTTTTCCTTACTTGTGTTGTGAGTAATCTTTTAATGGACCTTGTTTCGAATGACCATGTGTCAGGGCATTGTCATAACTAAGACATCCACAACTTCGCGTATTGTTATTTATTAGATGACTGCCAGAAACGATTGTCATTCCACCGCACTTACATTGACATAACCATCGGATATTCCCTGACTTATCTCTACCATATAAACGCAGGACAGTTAATTTACCGAATACTTGCCCAGTTAAATCAATAAACTTAGACATTAGATATCCTCCATAAATCGTTTCATCTTAATCAAAGCCTCATCAAAATCAGATTCTACTGGATTTTTAGGAACAGATATAACCCTATCATC